CTAATCGTGGCGGTGGGCAAAGATCCGGTGGCTCCCGTCATCACGATTGATGACGCGAACTGGGCCATCGCTTTCGTGCGTCACTATGCGCAGCGGGCAATGGAGGCGGTGGACCGCCATGTCGCAGATACCGAGACCGAGGCTCACCTGAAACGGCTGCGTGAACTGATCCGGGCAGCCGGCGCCAAGGGCATCACCAAGTCTGAACTGACCCGCAGCTCCCAGTGGCTCAAATCCCGGGACCGCGACGATATCATCCAGACCTTGATCGAGAGCGGAGACGTGACGACGGGCATGCGCAGTTCGGCCACCAGGCAGGCCATGGTCTACAGACTGGCGCGCTGGTCGGGTAATTGGCGGGACGCGAGTGGCCAAAAGGTCGCCACACACCACCAAGGGCCATCGTGATGCATCCATCCCCTCTGGATGGTCCTTCAATGGCCCAATATCCGTCAAAAGCAGCTTTATGGCATCCAAGCGCATGGATTTACGAAATAAAATCGGATTTCGGAGAAAGCTCAATCTTTCAAGGGGTGCCTTATATATCCCCTCGCGTACGCGCGCGTTTTAAAGATAGAGAGGCGTACCCCTATAAAAATAATAATAATTGAAATATTATATATTCCCTAGCCTACTCAAGGGGTTGGGCGCTCCAATGTTTCAATCGGCCCAGCTGAAACCCCATGAAGATTTCCGGCGGCAGTGTCCGCCCGAATGACGACCTGACCAGACCCGCTTCGGGTCCGGGCGAGCTGCCAGCCTTCACCGGCCCAGTCCTCGCCCCGACCGCCCCACACGAAGAGGAGGTCGTCATGACCCTGCCTGAAATGCAGGCCGTTGCCTGCCCCAATCCGGCTCAAGCCAACGTCGGCGGAACGATCCGCCGCGGAGCCATCCTTGCCCTCGACCTTGGCACCAGCGCCGGCTGGGCGCTCCAGTTGTCCGATGGCCACATCAGCACCGGGACTGTGTCGCTGAAACACACCCGCTACGACGGTGGTGGGATGCGCTACCTGCGCTTCCGGCGCTGGCTCGAGCAGCTGGATCTCGATGCAGGGCCGATCGAAGCGGTCTACTTCGAGGAAGTCCGTCGGCACGCCGGCACCGACGCCGCCCATGTTTATGGTGGTCTGCTGGGTATATTGACCGCGTGGTGCGAGGAAACGCTGGTGGCCTATCAGGGTGTGCCGGTCGGCACGATCAAGCGGTTCATCACCGGCAAGGGCAATGCCGACAAGGCGGCCGTCATCGCGGCCGTCCAGGCAAAGGGCTTTGCCCCGGCCGACGACAACGAGGCTGATGCCATCGCGATCCTGCTCTGGGCCATCGAGACCCGGGGAGGTGTCCGGTGAGCGCGGCCGGTTTCCTGAAGCGCGTGGCGCAAGTGCTCGAGGATCGCAGTGCGACCTACGGCGATCCCAAGACCCAGATGGATGCGATCGCTCGGCGCTGGTCGATAACCCTCGGCACGCCTGTCACCGCCCAGCAGGTGGCGCTGTGCATGATTGACCTGAAACTTGCCCGCTTGGCGCACGACCCCAGCTACGCAGACGGGCCCATCGATGTGATCGGCTATGCGGCGCTCATCCCGGAGATCATCCGTGGCACGCGGTCGTAAGCGCAAGGGGGGCCGCCGCCATCCCTGCGGCAAGCTGGTGCAACCGGGCAAAGCCGAGACCATGCGGGAAGTCACGGCGACCGTTCTGGATGCCCGCCAGCGTCAGTACGGCGTCACCGCAAGGCAGGCCAAGGACGAGCGTCTGGGCTCGGCGATCGGCCGGCTGGCATTCGCTGGCAAGATCACGGCTGAGCAATTGGCAGCTGCGGAGCTCTATGGTGACCTCATGGCTCGCAACCGGGCGGTCATGGGACTGCCGCCGATCCACCCGCATTCCGCTACCGGCTTGCTTCTCGATGAAGGGATCTTCGGCCGCAGTCTCACGGAGTACGATCCGGACTACGTCGAGAAGATCCGCAAGCGGGCAGCGGCGGCCATCCTGATGCTGCGGACTGCTGACCACGATGCCATCGCCGCGACCGGTCGGCGACCGAGCATGCTTGTCCACGCGGTGGTCTGCTACGAGGTGGATGCCGCAGGCTGGGGAGACGCGGACCTGCGTAATCTGGCGCACGGGCTCGAAGGTCTGGTCACCCTGTTCGGTATCAACAGGGACAGTTCGCTGCCAGTATCGTCCGCCTAGCGGTTGACCTAACAAACTGTGATTCAACGATAAAAATACAATTCAGCATTGACGGGAGCATTGCTCTACTGTAGATGTTTCCGAAATGTAGTGATGCGAGTTGCGCCCGGGGCTTACCAGCTTCCGGGCGTTTCTCGTTGCAGGCGTTGCGCAATGGCTGAACGACTTCGGGGACGCCAAGGCATGGTGCAGCGCCTGCGTCGATTAAGGGCGGAACCCCTCTGCCGTGATTGCGCTTCTGTCGGGATTGTCCGCGAGGCGACCGTCCCTGACCACATCGTGCCGCTGGCTCATGGCGGATCGGACGAGGACAGCAACATCCGCTGTCTTTGCGCCGAATGCCATATCAGACGGACTGCGGAACAGTTCGGGCTGCGCCGAAAGGTGCGGATCGGACCCGACGGGTGGCCGATCGGGTGACCGCCCCATGGGGGGTATCGCAAAGTCTGGCGGTTTCAGGCGGGACACCGCGCTTGGCCCAAATTTCACGCAACCGCGAAACTCGAACCGGGGGTCAGAAAGCAGAAAGTCGCAGAATTCGGTCGAATTGACTGGATAGTCGCCGCGATAAGAGCAGTAGTCGCATCACGGAAACGGAGCGATGCAAATGACCAACTCGACCTTGCCAACCGCCAACGAAGTCTGGGGCTTTTATGGCACCTGCGGCGCCTTCGCGGATCCCGAGGACGCCTGGACGATCGCCTTCCCGGCGGTGCTGGCGGCAACTGATGGCACAGCCGATGGGGTTCGGGATTTTCTCGACAGCCGCCATGGCCGCCACTTCGCAGATGACGTCCACAACGGCGTGCATGCGGGGCTGGATTTAAGCGTGGCTATTGAATCGGCGATAACCCGCTGGATGGGATGGACCATCGACCGGGAAACCGCACGCGAGATCGCGATACCCAAAGGGCTGCCCTACCTGAAGGGCTTCGTTCTCTACTTCAGCCTGAAGGCACAAGCTGCCTAGGTCTTTTCCAAGGATGAGCATGTATGCCGCTACCGACCACCGGAGTGATCTCACTCAGCGCCGTGGCAGCTGAGATCGGCCGCGCAGCGGGCAGTGCAATTTCTCTGGGTGAGACAGCGGTTCGTAATTTGGCGGGCATCGCAACCGGGGCGATTTCGCTATCACAGCTTTACGGGAAATCATCGGTTACGTTTTCGCCTGTAGGCGGAGCAAGCAGTGCCTCGCCTGTCTACTTGTCAGACTGGCGGTCCGGTGGCGGCGCTGCACAAGTTACCATTTTCTGCAGTCAGGCAGCGGTGTGGGTCCATTCGCGGAGCGGAACTTACGGGGCGGCCAGCGTCGCGTCGGGCGGCTCGGCAACTTCGATCACATTTTCATTGGCCAACAATGGCTATACCGTTCGCGAGTCGACTTGGACAGTGAGCGGTACCGTTGGCGGTGTAACCCAATATTGGCAGGTAACTTTGACCAACGACGGTCTGGCCTAGTGGTGGGCCCAGCATAACTCAAAGCCGCCCGCCGAAATTTACTGACCTTCAAATCATTGCCGCGAGCCAAAAGGCTACCGCGGCCAATCCCTCTTCAAGGACATCTATGGATCAGAACTGGCCGGCCCAGAGCAGCGAGCTCTGGCCGATAGAGAAGATCACGCCCTATGCGCGCAACTCCCGCACGCACTCGGACGAGCAGGTCGCGCAAATTGCCGCCTCGATCCGCGAATGGGGCTGGACCAATCCGATCCTCGTCGATGAAGACGGCGGTTTGATCGCAGGACACGGACGTTTGCTCGCCGCCCGCAAACTAGGCCTGACCCAGATCCCGACCATGGTCGCCAAAGGCTGGAGCGAAGCCCAGAAGAAGGCTTATGTCATCGCCGACAACAAGCTGGCGTTAAATGCCGGCTGGGACCTTCAGCTCTTGGCCGTCGAACTTGGCGATCTGCAGGGGTTTGACTTCGACCTGATGCTGACCGGCTTCTCGGACGACGAACTGTCGAAGCTGCTGGCAGAAAAGACCGAGGGCAACACTGACCCCGATGAGATCCCGGAAGCGCCAATCGACCCTATCGCCAAACCCGGCGACGTCTGGCTGCTCGGCAAGCACCGGCTGGTCTGCGGCGACAGCACCGATGCCGACACCGTCACCAAGGCGCTGAACGGTGTCTCACCCCACCTGATGGTCACTGATCCACCATACGGCGTGGAGTATGACCCCGCCTGGCGTGAGAAGGCCGGCGTGGCCGCTTCGGGCACTGCCAAGGGCAAGGTGCTCAACGACGACAAGGCCGACTGGCGCGAAGCCTGGGCACTGTTCCCAGGCGACGTCGCCTATGTCTGGCACGCTGGTCTTTATGCCGGTGTGGTCGGCGACAGCCTGGCGGCATGCGATTTGATGCTCCGTTCCCAGATCATCTGGGACAAGGGGCAGCTCGTGCTGTCGCGCGGCGACTATCACTGGGAGCATGAGCCCTGTTGGTATGCCGTGAAGAAGGGAGCCAAGGGCCACTGGGCCGGTGACCGTAAGCAGACTACCGTCTGGCACATCGCCAAGCCCAAGAAGAACGAGACCGGTCACGGAACCCAGAAGCCAGTCGAGTGCATGAAGCGCCCGATCGAGAACAACTCCAGTCCGGGTCAGGCGGTCTACGAGCCGTTCTCGGGCTCGGGCACCACGATCATTGCCGGTGAGATGACCGGCCGCGCTGTCCACGCCATCGAGCTCAATCCCGCTTACATCGATGTTGCCGTGAAGCGCTGGCAAGATTTTACGGGCAAAGCCGCGACCCTCGAGGGTGACGGCCGGACCTTTGACGAGATTGCAGGCGGGAGAATAGCTGAGGCTGCATGATTACCGGCAGAAAGCCGAAGCCCACGCAGCTGAAGCTTGTCACGTCCAACCCCGGCAAACGGCAGGTCAATCGCAAGGAAGCCAAGACTAAGGCCGTTATTCCGATGCCTCCCCACCATCTGACCGCTGATGCGGTCGAGGAATGGAACCGGGTGGCGACCGAGCTCTACAACCTCGGGATCCTCTCCGAGATCGATCGGGCAGCCCTTGCTGCCTACGCCATGGCTTACGGCCGCTGGGTCCAGGCTGAACGCGCGATCGCGAAGATGGCCGAGAAGGACCAGCTGACCGGCGGCCTCATGATCAAGACATCGAACGGCAACGCGGTCCAGAACCCGCTGGTGGGCACCGCCAACAAGGCGGCGGCGGACATGATGCGTTACGCCGCAGAATTCGGGATGACGCCGAGTGCCAGGAGCAGGATCGCGGCCCAGCCGCCAGAAGAAGGCACTGACCCCGCCGACCGCTTCTTCGCCTGACCGGACGCTAGCTTATGCGACTACGGTGGTCTCGGGCGAGATTGTCGCCGGGCCGCACGTGCGCAATGCCTGTAAACGGCACATTGCGGATCTGAAGCGCAAGGACGGCATCTGGTTCGACCACGATGCGGCCAATCATGCCTTCGCCTTCTTCGAGGAGGTGCTGAAGCTTTCCGAAGGCCAGTTCGAAGGCCAACCGTTCCAGCTCCAGCCAAGCCAGGCGTTCATCGTCGGCTCGCTGTTCGGCTGGAAGCGCAGGGACGGTCGCCGCCGCTTCCGCCGCGCCTACATCGAGCAAGGCAAGGGCAACGGAAAATCGCCCGTTGCTGGCGGGATTGGCATTTACGGGATGACCGCTTGCCAAGAAGCCGGCGCACAAATTTACGCGGCAGCGGCCAAGAAAGAACAGGCCAACATCCTGTTTCGCGACGCTGTGCGGATGGTCCGGCAATCGCCGGCGCTGGCACGGCGGTTGGAGTTCTCGGGCGGACCGGGGCGCGAGTTCAACATCGCGCATCTGTCCTCGGGCAGTTTCTTCCGTCCGGTGTCGCGCGATACCGGCAAGACCGGCTCGGGCCCGAGGCCCTATTTCGTGCTGGCGGACGAGGTCCACGAGCTTCCGGACCGTTCGATCATCGAGATGCTGGAGCGCGGATTCAAGTTCCGCCGTGATCCGTTGCTGTTCATGATCACGAACTCCGGCTCGGACCGCAATTCCGTCGCATGGGAGGAACACGAACACGCCATCCGGGTGGCGGCTGGCAATCCCGATGCGGTGACCGACCCGACCTTTCTGGGCCAGGTCCTCGACGACACAACGTTCAGCTATGTTTGCGGGCTCGACGAGGGCGACGACCCGCTGACCGACCCCAGCTGCTGGATTAAGGCGAACCCGCTGCTGGGCGTCACGATCACGGAGCAGTACCTCTCGGAAGTAGTGGCACAGGCTAAGGCCATCCCGGGGCAATTGAACGGCATCCTGCGCCTGCACTTCTGTGTGTGGACTGATGCTGAGACCGCCTGGATGGCCCGGGCCACGCTCGAGCCGCTATTGGCAGAATTCGAACCCAAGGTCGGCCAATCGGTTTGGCTCGGTCTTGACCTTAGCCAGAACCGGGATTTGACTGCGCTGGCCGCTGTTCAGCGGAGTGGTGAGAAGGACGGCAAACCCTGCTTTGATGCATGGGTCGAAGTCTGGACGCCGGGCGATACGCTGTCTGCCAGGGTGCTGCGAGACAAGCAGCCCTACGACCTCTGGGTCGCGGATGGATTTCTGAATGCACCTGCCGGCGAGAACATCAGCTTTCGTCATGTGGCGCAGGCGCTCGCCGAGATGGCCTCGGACTTCCGGGTCGAGGCAGTCGCCTACGACCGATACGCTTTCAGGCGGTTCGAAGTGGAGGTCGCCGAACTCGGGCTCGACCTCGCGTTTGTCGAACACCCGCAGGGCGGCACCAAGCGGGCCAAACCGGCCGGCGAAATGACCGAAGGCCTCTGGATGCCGGGCTCATTGCGACATCTCGAAGAACTGATCCTTGAGGGCCGCATCCGGCTCAAACGCAATCCGGTCCTCATCTCGGCAATGATGTCGGCGGTTACCGAGACCGACCGCTGGGACAACAAGTGGCTCTCCAAACAGCGGGCCATCAACAAGATCGACGCAGCGGTGGCGCTGTGCATGGCAGTGGGGGCAGCGATGGCAGGCGACACCTCCGGTTCCATTGATGATTGGCTGAAGAGCCTCGCATGAACCTATTTCAAAAGGCGATTGGCTACCTCGCGCGCTCCATCGGCCTCACGGATCCACGGCTGGTCCAGGCAGTCGGTGGCCGTACAACCACGACCGGTGAACTGGTATCGACCAGCTCCGTGCTCGGGCTCGCCTCAGCCTGGGCCTGCGTCAACTTGCTCGCCGGCACCATCGCATCACTGCCACTCATGGTCTACCGGACCAAAGGCGGAGCGCGGACAGTCGCAACAGATCATACGCTCTACTGGATCGTGCATGACAGCCCTAACGCCGACCAGACCGCGGTCGACTTCTGGGAGGTTATCTGCGCCTCGATTGAACTGAACGGTAATGCCTATGCCGAGATCATCTGGGGCAGCAATGGCCGGGTGGTGGCGCTGAGCGTTCCCATC